ATGAATATATCGAGGGCTTCCGAACTATTAAATGAAGATTCTGGGACTGTAATTAGGAACTGTAAAAGTGGAAAATATACAGCAAAGAAAATAGAAACAAAAAAAGGTAGGTATGGTTTTGTTTGGGACGTTGACGATTCTTTTGTTATTTCTTTGGCCTCAGCAAGAAGAAAAGATATTTCTAATTCTATTGTTTCAACGTCTCTGGAACCAAGTACGATGGTAGACCCTGAGAATCGAGAAATAATCGTAAACACAACGAAAGCAATCTCAAAGAAGGAAGCCGAGCGCATAATCAAGCAAGAGGAGGCCATCAGAAGACAGAGAGAAAATCTAATCGAGGATGGAAAGATTATAGTTGCTGATGTTGTTGTTGAATCTGTTGGAATGTACTACAGCCAGCTTTTGCAAGCGTTTGATTCTTTTATTGACATTCTTTCTATCGAAGAATCATGGAGTCCAGAAAAAACAAAAAAAGTATTGTCTAGATTGAAAGCTTGTGTCCATGAGTGTTGGGACAGAACAAAATCAAAGGTAATAGAATGCCAAAGATCGACGAAGAATTTGATAAACGAAGCGCAGAATGGGACGAAATAAGCTCTCTAGAGTTTTTCGAACGCGGTTTCGATCTTACGAGCGAGGATAGACTTGCCCGTTTCGATCTGTCCAAATCGCCATGGATAAAGACGTTGTGTCAATGGTTCGATGACTCGCAGACTGAATGGATTTACTTGATACAGGGTTCACAGACATGTAAAACAGTTTTCCTCATGGGAATGCTTTTACACGTGTCCAAGAACGTAAGAGGCCCCGTTCCATGCCTTTGGGTGTCTTCTATCGAAGACGAGGCAAACACCTTTGTTTCGGGCCGTCTCAAAAATTTTCTTTCTGGTGATTCTGAAAAAGCCATTCGCAAATTCAAGCAATCCAACTTCCTAGTAAATCATGCCTCTGTAAAGGTTGGTTTCTCTACATCCGAGGCTACCCTACGGACAAAACCTTGTCGTTATCTATTTGGTGACGAGTGTTCAATTTGGGAATTCCCAGTATCTTACGTAAAAAAACGTGCAAGAACCTTTATCGGGAAGCGAAAAGGATTTTTTGCAACCACGCCTCCGCGTGATGGAAAACATGATTCTTGGATCGAAGCGACAAGCGGAAACTTTTATCAATGGTTTGTTCCGTGCCCGATTTGTGGGCATTTCCAGGCACTGAAAAGAAAAAATCTAATATGGACTGGAAAGATAAAGATCGACGGTGAAGAATTCTGGGACGAAAACGAGGTAAAAAGCAGTACGCATTATGAATGCGAAAAGTGCCATGGGCATTGGAGAAACGAACAAAAGCATAGTATTGTAAATGCTGGAAAGGCCGTGTGTGTTGACTTTAAGACGCATGAGCAAAAGGAAGAAAGAAAGCATGACTCAAAGACGTTGCAAGTATCTGCTTTGTATTCATCTTTTACGCCTTGGGGACAATTGGCGTGGGATTTTCTCGAAGCGAATAGAAAAGGTGCATATGCTTTAAAAATTTTCATAACTGACGAGCTTGCAGAGGTTCCAGATATTGAAGAAAATGCAAAAATAAAGATAAAAGAGTGTTCGCTATCAAAATTTCTTGATCCTGTCAGAAAGCGCGGATTCCGTTCAGGATACGAGCTTTACACTGCTGCCGCTGATATGCAATTTTTGGGCGAGTTGTATTGGGTTCTACTCGGATGGAAAGCGGGATCGGTTCCAACGTTCCATATTCTTGACTACGGAAAATCGAAGTGGAAAAAGCAGAACAATTTAGGAGAATTAGAGCCATTCTGGAACGATTTTTTATCTGATATATCTTCTTTTCGACGATATTTATGCTCTTTTCCACTAGATTCCTCATATGGCCTAGATGCTCCTCACATATACACTTTCGTAAATTCGAACGGGTTTCCTTTCGTAGCACTAAAAGAATGCCCACGCCAAGCCGTTAAAGTCCAGTATTCTAACACTGGAATTGATCCGGTCACAAAAGCCAAGGTAATGTTTGGACAAAAGTTGATGGAGGTTAATTCGCACATACTCAAAGACGATTTTAACGCTGTTTTACAACGTCCTTTTGGAACCGGGGCAATAAGCTTCCCAGTTGACACGGAAGAAGTTTTTTTTAAACATCTTACGAACGAAAAAAGAACCGAAAGAGAAGAAAAAAACGGCTCAATAAAAGCTATCTGGGAGCCAAAATATTCAGGTGCCCCGCAGCACTGGTTTAGTGCGTTGATTTACGCGATTGCAGCGGCAGAGGATCACATCCAACAACTACTAAGACGCGAGCCAGATAAATCAAGCATGGTAGCAAAGAAGGTACAAAAAAAAGAAGGTAACAAGTGGATAAACATAGACTCATGGAGGATTGAAAATGTCTAAGAAAGATATACAAAAACAAGAAATACAACCAGTTAAGCAAGATATAGTTTTGGTTTCTCAGGAAAAAATTGTCGTAAATAAAGAAAACAAAATGGCTATAGAAAATCAGGAGCAAAAACAAGAAATACAAGATATGTCTCCTTTTCACGCTCCGGTATGCGAAATTTGCGGGTCATCACAAACAAAAGTATATGCAAAGCAGTGGGAAACAAGATATATAAAATGCCGTAAATGTGGATGGACGTTTAAAGTTGTTGGCTATGATCGTTCAGCAATACGACGATCTTTAAAATAAATAATTGTAAAATTGTAACAAGTTTATACTTACGCAAGCAACATATATGTTGCTTTTTTTGTCGAAATAGATTATTTTCTAACAGAAAGGGATAAACATATGGCAGACAAAACAGATAGCCAAATTCTAACAGCGTGTAAAAACGCACTGTATGAAATAATTTCGGGAACGGTACAGTCCAAACAAATCGATCTTGGTGGTGGAAAGATAATGAATTGTACCATGTTGAATTTAAACGAATTGCGTCTTTTAGTGAGAGAATTGGAATCTTCGATCGGTGAAACAAATAACGGAACATTTAGAAATCCGTCGTTTGCGCCAAAAGGATTTTACAGTGGAACTTAAGAGAATATCAGATTTTATAACGAGTGCGATCGCGATTGTAAGCCCCTCATGGGCTTTAAATCGTGCAGTAAAAAAATCTGCATTCGAACAATTCAGAAAATATGACGCTGCACGTGTTAAAAAGTCTGATAGATATTGGATTCCAGAGAATACCGACGCTGACAGTGAAATTATTTCCGATCTTGGAAAGCTTCGATCGCGATCATCCGACTTGGTTCGGAATAACCCATGGGCTACTGCGATTGTTGACGGATTTGTGTCTAACGTGGTTGGCTCGGGAATCAGGCCACAGGCCGAAGAGCGAACAGAGAAGGCACTTTTAGAAGCATTCGAAATAATAGACGAGACGCAAGAGACAGATTTCTATGGACTGGAACAACTTGCATTTCGCCAAATGCTCGAACGCGGTGAGTCCTTTCTAAAAATAAATCAACGAGAAAAAGATAACTCTATCTCATTGCAGATTTTAGAGCCGGATCAAATCTGGTCGAATCGAACGGAAAACAATGGAAACGAAGTCCGTGCAGGTGTAGAAATAGATCGCTTCTCGGGTAGAAAAATAGCGTATTACGTCAATTACCATCCAGGAGCATATGGATATAGTTCATCTGTGATGCAAGAAAAACGAGTTCCATCGGAAGACATGATCCATTTATACATGCGCTTGCGTCCAGGTCAGACCCGCGGCGTTCCGATTCTTGCTCCCGTAATCTCTCATCTTCACGACTTAGGAGAATATCTTGAAGCTGAATTAATTTCGGCGCGGGTTGCCGCCTGTTTAGCCGTCATGGTGAAAAAAAATTATCAAGGCACTCCTGAGGTCGATTCAGACAACGAAAAAATTCAAAATCTAACGCCTGGAATGATTGGATATTTGCGTCCTGGAGAGGATATATCTATCGTGAAGCCCGAACGACCAGGAGGACAGTTCGATAAATTTACGGCTCTTTTGCTTCGTTCGATAGCCTCGGGTGTTGGAATTAGTTACGAAACGATTTCCAAGGATTTTTCAACTGCGACATATTCATCTGCCAGAATGGGCTTAATTCAAGAGCGAGCGAAATTTAAATGGTTTCAGAAGTACATAGAACGGGCTTTGTGTGATCGCGTCGCTCGTGAAGTGATTTTAACAAAATACCTTGGCTCGCATTTGCCCGAAAAGTCTAGGAAAGAAAAAATTGTATGGCTTTCTCCTGGCTTTGAATGGGTTGATCCGATAGACGAAGTCAATGGACAAATTTTAGCGATCAATAACAACCTGAAAACAAAGAAAGAGGTTGTTGCTGAAAGAGGCGGCGATCTTGATGAGGTTTTAAAACAGCGAGCAAAAGAAAAAGAGCAAGAAAAAGAATTGGGGATTGAAAATGGCAACGGAACAAAACAGGTTGGAGAGCCAACCGTACCAAGCAAGAGCGATGATAACGCCAAAGACGCTAAACGTAAATGATCGAAGTGTTGAGGTGGTACTTTCCACAGAAAAAGCAGTCCGAATTTTCGATTGGTACCGTGGCGAGACAATTGACGAAATATTACTTTCCTCGAAAGCTCAATATGCCGAAAAAATGCCACTACTCGACACACACAGTAGATATAGCGTTTCAAGCGTAATTGGGTCGCTAAGGGATATAAAATCAGAGTTAGGGAGGATAACGGCACGAGCATTTTTTGCAGAAACAGAAGAGGGGAACAAATCGCTCATATTGGTTCGGGATGGACATCTTACCGACCTTTCAATTGGTTACAGCGTTCTAGAAGCGAAATATATTGAAAAAGGAAATTCTTTAGTTATTGACGGGAAAGAATTTAAAGCCGAAACAAGAACGTTGCGAGTTGTGACAAATTTTAGAATATTTGAGGGGAGTTTTTGCCCGATTGGCGCAAATGATGAAGCCAAAGCCAGATCGGCGAATTTTGGAGAAAAAAACATGCCAGAGGAAATAAAAACAGTATCAACGCCAGTACCAGAGCCAAAAATTGACTTAGAAAGCGAAAAGCGTGCGGCTGTTGATATTGAGAGGAAAAGAGTTACAGAGATTAACAGCCTGTGCCGAGAGTTCGAAATTGATCCCACTGATTATATTTCGCGCGGTGCTGCTATTGATGATGTTAAAAGTTTTATTTTGCAAAACGAGGCAAAACGAAGAAAAACAAACAAGCCAGAAGCCACTGGAAGCGTTGAAATTGTTCGTGATGCCGTTGATGGTGCCAGGGAATTTGTCGAAAACTCTCTTTGCCTTCGTATGGGATTAGAATTGCCATTTAAGAAAACCGAAGCGTCCCATATTTCGCTCGTAGATATGGCCAGAGAGCTTTTTATTGCTACGGGTCGCGTAGAAGTTCGCAGAATGTCGAAGTCAGACGTTGCTAGAATGTGTTTTCGAGCTGGCGCAAATTCAACCAGTGATTTTCCTGCAATGATGGCAAATTCGATCGGAAAAAGACTTGGAAAAGCTTATGCAGAAGCACCAAGCACTTGGCAAATTTGGTGCGCAAGTGTGGAAGTCCCAGATTTCAAGGATATAGACGTTATTCGAGTTGGTGAAGGTGCGGAGTTGGGCCTTGTTCCTGAAGGTGGAGACTACCCAGAGGAAACCTATGGAGAGGAAAAAGAATCCTACAAACTTTCCAAGTACGGAAAAACTTTTCGATTAACTTGGGAAGCCTTGATAAATGACGATCTGCGCGTATTCGATAAAACAGCGAAACGCCAAGGGTACATGGCAAAACGAAAAGTAAACGTGTTGGCTTACGCCGTTTTAACTGGAAATGCGAACATGTCGGACGGGAAAGCCTTATTCCATGCCGATCACTTCAATTTAAAGTCCAGTGGTGGAACTGCTCCATCCGTAGACGCTTTAAATACGGCCCGGGCAGCGATGCGAACACAGAAGGGTATAGATACAGATTTGCCTTTGAACCTCGAACCAAAATTTATGATTCTTCCCGCTGCTCTCGAAGGAACTGGAAAACAATTAGTTACAAGCGAATACGTTCCAGGCACAAACCAGGGACATTCGAAAAATATTCATTTTGGCACACTCACGCCCGTTGTAGAAGGACTCTTGGACGCGAACGATCCAGCAAAATGGTATCTTGCAGCTGACCAAAATCAAGCTGATACCGTTGAAGTTGCTTTCCTAGAAGGCCATCGCGAGCCATTCTTGGACGAATTGCCACAGTCTAAGCCGGACGTGCGAGAATACTATACCAGAATGCCATGCGCTGCCAAAGCGATCGATTGGAGAGGCATGTATAGAAACGACGGCGACTAATTAACTTGTAGAAATTATTTAGGAGAAATTTTATGAAAAATCGTGTAAATGACGGGAGTACAATTGAGCATACCGCCGTCGGTACAGCAATAGAATCGGGCGATGTGGTAGATTTAACCAACGAGGTCGGCATTGCAGTTACAGACATTGCGGTCGGGGAGGTTGGTGTTTTGTGCCTTGGTGGCCGTTACAATCTTCCAAAAGATACAGCCCTGGTCATCACAAAGGGAGAAAGCGTCTACTGGGACGCTGTAAACGGCTGGGTAGACAAAACATCTACAGCTCAAATCCTAGTCGGAAGGGCCGCCGAATCAGCAACAGAAACCGCGGACAATATCGACGTAAATTTAAACCAGGGATCGTACAACACGCCAGCCGAAATAGTCGCCGCTGTCGAATCTGCAACGATTTCAGCCGATGCCGTTACAGACGGTACCACAAACCACACTTTCACGGCACTGGACGACACGAAGCTAGGAGCAATCGAAGCAAGTGCCGACGTAACGGACGCAACGAACGTAGCCGCCGCTGGTGCGGTAATGGACAGCGATATTACGCCAGGAGAGGGATTCCTCCGAAAGACTGGATCAGGTGCATACACAGCCCACAAATCTAATCTTGCAGCCACAACCGCGCCAGTCGTAACAGACGATACAGCCGCTGGTTATTCTGTAGGATCAAAATGGTACGATGTAACGAACGATATTGTTTATACTTGCGTTGATGCAACAAATGGAGCAGCTGTATGGTTGAGGATCGTTACGAATGCAAATATCCTTGGAGCATCTAAAATATATCATTTTTCGTACACTGTTGTTGCTGATGATGATACTGCAAATCTTACAAATATCGACACTGGTTTAGGAGCTGGCCCGTTGGCTGGATGGAATGTAAATATTTATCGATCTGACGAGGACGTAAAAGCAGACGCAAAAGTAACAAATCCATCAACCGATATTCTTAGAATTGCGGACGGTGGGGCAACTTACGTTCTAACAACAGGCGATAAAATTATGGGATCGGCATGGATAGCATAATATGAATAATCGTAGATATCCAGGCGGAACATGGAATTACACGAATAGCACTGGAGCCACGATCGAAAGTGGCTCAGTGGTTGATTTTGGAACACAAATAGGCATAGCATCCGAAGATATCGAAGACGGTGAAGTTGGTGCGATCGATGTTGATGGAATTTTCGAACTTTCTAAAAATGAAAATCTCGTAATATCACAAGGCGATTTGGTTTATTGGAATTCGACCGATACAGAGATCGATAAAACCGCCGTCGGCCAAACTTATGCCGGAATTTGTGCCGAAAGTGCAACCCTAACAGCCACGTTGGTTCTTGTTGAAATAAATAGACCAACTCGTGATATTGCTGGAACTTAAAGGATTTAAAAACTATGTCGTACAATAGTATAACAAGATCATGGGGAGCGATTCCTAAAACGCAATCGCTCGAATTGCTTGATTTGCAGGTATCTAGCGAAGGGCCACAAGAAATTGAGTTCGAAGAAAAACACGAAATTTTTCTAAGTACAACGGTAGAATGTTATGCCACGATTGCAGTTAGCGAAACCGAAGCAGAAGAAAAATTTGACGCTGGCGAGTGTATTTTGCTTCCAGCGGGCGCATCCGGATCGTTCTTTTTCGAGGACGGAAAATCATTGTGGATTTTGAACCCTGAAGAAGTCGAAGAATCCGAAGCCTTAAACGTCGTAAGATATGGATACTAAAATTTTTGGGAGATAAGAAAAATGGCTCTTTTTGGAACATCAACAAGTAAACTACTTAGATACTTAGCTCCTTTGGAAGCCGCCGATCTAGTAGAGTACGGATTTAGCACGCTAACGCTTGAGGAGCTTCTCGAAGAAAAGGCCGAAATCGTATATTCTTATCTCCCAGAACGATACCGATGTTTTTTTGCAAATCGCGTTCATCGACTTGTTTTGGTTGAGTTCGCTTACGCCGATCAAGATACGGCATCGGTTCCATTCGTTGGAATGGCGAACGTTACGGGGTATTTGAATCCAACTGGAGAGCTTGAAGACTTGCCAGACTCGGAATCAATTGCTTGCGTAGTTGATGACGGGCTTGGCGTTATCACGTTCCCAGATTTAGATTTGGGCGATATGATCGTTATTGATTTCGATCTAGACATGGACGATATTGAAATACGTCCGTTATCGTGGGCATCCAATGTTTTGGCGGCTGCCGATATCATGTCGAGCGTCGCAGGCGATACAAAAACAGCGAACGTTTTGCCGCGCGTAAAAAACGATTTAGACCGAATTTTCCCATGGCTTGGCGCGCTAAACTCTCCATCCTTGGACGATCGCGTTGTAATAAAGACACTTGAATATTTGTTTTGGACGGGCACGAGTAATTTTAGCAAAAGATTAGACACTTTGCAGAAAAGGCTTACAGAACGATGATTTACGACGTTTTTAACGCGATCGAAACAAGAGTAAAAGCAGCAACAAAATTTTCAGGATTTGGATTTTTCCGTTTTGCGTCCGAAGCCAATGCAAATCAACAGTCTAACGCTTCTGTTCCGTTCGTAAAAATCGCATGGCGTGAAGAGCAAGGCCAGGCAAAAATGAACCGCTGGCGACTTGAAGATCAATTAATTCTTGACGCTGAAATTCGCTGGAAAGCAGCCGACACGGACGTAAACGCGATCACAAGAATCCAGGAACAAGACGACCATCTAGAGGCGTTCAAAATAGCCCTTTTCCCGAAGAACGAGGAAAATTTTCTCAATATGCAGGAAATTCTAGACATACGAATAACATCTAAACCGTTATCTTTTCAGGGTCTTGAAGTAAAAAAGCATAACGGAATAGAGATAGAAATAACAATACAATACGTTGACAAGATTTAGTTTAGGAGTTTTAAAATGGCTCAAATAATTACAAGAGGCTTTCGTGATGTTTTTGTAAAAGACCTCACAGACCTTGCAAAAACTGGGGTTACACTCGAACAAGTAACAAGCATTGGACACGATGGAGATCAAGAGATCGAAGGCCGAAAGTACGAAGACTCGATCGTCGATAACTTAAAATTCAGAAAGGGCCTAACAGGAAACATAACAATCAAGGGCGATATAGAGCATTATTGTTATCCATCTTACGCAGCCCAAACTCGCACTGACCCACTTTTCGAGCCTGACCACTACTATTTAATCGAGTACCTTTCTTTAAATATCAATGCTGGTGTAACAAAGATGATGTATTGCAGATGGATAGGGCAAGTTGTATCAATTCCAAAGGAAGACAAAAAGGCTGGCGAGCTTGCAGAAAAAGAAATTGCTCTCGCTGTAACAATTTATGGCGACGTATCCTATGATTTCGAGAAGTTCTACAATGCCACGGCTGACGCTGATCCTGGCCCTGCAAGCGCAGCTCCAACAACAGACTATAACCCTTTGTTTACGGCGGAAGTAGCCGATACAACAAAGACAATCGCAGCCGCAAAGGCTTTGATAAGTGAAACAATAACCGATCCTTACTAGAAAAATCAAATAACAAAAAAACACAAGAGATAGGAGAAAATCATGTCATTTTTCTTTAAACCTTTTCACGACGGAAGCCTAAAAGGAGCGTGCGTAAGTACTTTAAATCCAAGGCAAAAAGGACTTTGCTTTTTGTCTCCCAGGCTTGGAACAAAGGGAGATTCTTGCAGAAAATCTCGGGACGAATGGGAAGAATTTGCCAAAAAACGTGCCAGGCTCGCAGAATTAAACGAGAAAAAAGAAGCTTGCTCCGAGGAAGAGATCGAAGAAAAAAAACAACTTGAGGCGTTTTGCACGAAAAAAGCAGAAGCCGAAATTTCGGAAAATTACGCGATCGAATCTTTGAAACAGCAATACTATCTAGTCGCTGATGGAAACGATACGATGCCGAAAGAAAAAGAAGAAATTGATCGTAAAACAAAAGAGACATTCCAAGAATACTTCTGTGAAGACGATTTAATGCGCATCCCAATATCTATTCAAATTGGACGAGAATATCAGATGAGCGAGGCATACGAAGCTGGAAAGAAGATAGTTGAAAAAAAGGGGTCTTAGAAAACCACGAAGAAAGAATCTGTCTCCTTTTAGCTATGGGCGTTTCGTGGTCTGCAATAGAATCAGATTTTTTCATCGAAGATAGCCTCCTAAATTTGAAAATAAACAAAATCCAAGAATTTTTCTTAAAATCGCATGGACTTTGGAAGGATTAAAAAATGAACGCAATGCCAGATTTCGACAAGATATTGAAGGATAAACTAGTTAAAGATACAGATCAAATGATCTCAGAACTGGCAACGTTCATAAATATGAATGTTATCGATCGCAAGTGGCAAGAGGGATTCCCTGGCCACACTTTACAGCCAAAAACGATCAAGAGGAAAGGCCACAATAGGATCGGTGAAAATACAGGAGCATTACGAAGAGCCGCAACGCTTTGGACATCGTGGACAATTTTTCCTTTTTCTCCTGGAACGTTCAGACCTGCATTTTACAAAGCGAAGCGCGGACTAACAGATTACGCGCTTGCAGTTAGGACAAAAGTTGGTGGAGACCTTGATTTTTTGGGAGTTACAAGTGAGGACGTTGTGAGAATTGAGACGGGAATAAAACAAATTTATGCAAAGAAAAATTATGGTGGAACTGGAAGAATAAGGATGATAAGGAGATAGAAAAATGTCAAACATAGCAACGGCTGTAATGGGTCTCGATATAGATTCCATTCTCGTCACAAAAAAAATAATGGACATAAAAGCAAGAATGGGCGAGGTGGCAAAAAATATAATTGTGCCACAGCTCGACGTTTCGCAAGTATATAAGCAAGTTGACGATATGAAACGCCGTATGTCAGCCGTATTTGCAAAGCCGATTGCTATGCCGAAAATAAATATTGCATCAAGCGAAAAAGATTTATCTAAAATAAAAATTGCTGCAAGTATAGACGCAATAACAGACTCTACAAAAAAATGGCAAACGTCTCTCTCTGATGTAATCAAAGCACTTGATGCAACAGGAAAAGAATCTACTCGAAAATTTCCAGCAAAAGATATTGCAAAAACCCTGAGAGATGCAAGCTTATCGACACTTGAATCTAGAAAAAAAATCGTGCAAGATTTCGCTGCAATCACGAACGAAATGAAAAAAATGGGAGCGTCAAAGTCTCAAATGGAGGCATTGCAGAAAAGCACGGAATTTTTAAATCAATTGGCTCCACGCGCTGGTCGAGGTGGCCAGGCATTTGGAAATATTTTCGGTTCGTTTGTTGGAAAAGTTCCAATTTCTGATTTACGATCGTCCGTAAGCCAATATCAAACAATACTTATGGGACAATCGGAAGCATTTTCTAAAATTAAAGATTCTTTTCAAACAAAAACAGGAACGGCGCATGCTTCGCAACAACAAATAATTGCACCGACAGCGACCCTGACCAAAGCATTAAACACAGAAATAACAGCGGCACAGGCATTTGTAAAAACCAAGCCAATCGTGGCAGAACTAGAAGTTAAGCCACGAACAACTTATATTGCACTCACAAATTCACTTACAGCGATCGAACAAAAAGTTAGATCGTGGTCAGCGTCCGATTTTGTGAACGCTTTCGAGTGGGGACAAAGAGTAAAAGCAATAAAAGCAGAAGCCGAAGCAGTATTTTCAAAGGAAGCTGTTGGAAGAAAGATTTTTTCTTCTTTATTTAACGAAAATCAACTTGCTGGTTCGGTTGGCTATTTTACTGGCCGCCTAATTGATTCCGTTGTCGGAATTTCTCGCAGTCTTTCAGACTCGATTTTAAAACTTTCGACAGCCGTAATAACAAGTCCTCTGGCGTTGCTTTCACGCTCTAACTCAATATTTGGGCGTGTTGCAAGTTGGCTCAAAACAGGAATAGATAGCATTGCTCTTGTTCCAAGAACCGCCTTGATTGGAGTTTTTAATTCTTTTCACCTTATAGTAAACAAATATACTCTTGCGATCGTCACAAGTTTAGCGTTCGGAATAAACAAGATGATTTTTGCAGCGTTTCGAGGGATAGCGAATATTGCTATTTCGGCTGCAAAGTCTTTATTTTCAAAGCTAAAAAGCGTTTTTGGAATGTTCAAATTTGGCGGTGGCGCAGGCGGTGCCGGTGGTCTTGACGAAATTTCCAATATAACTTTCGGCCTTGGATTTGGAGCCGTCGCCATCCGTGCGGCTGCAAACCTAGAAGAAAAAATGAATGCCGTCGCAACAATTACGAACCAAAGCGGATCATCGCTTCGACGATTTACGCAAGACGTTATTCAGTCTTCGAATACGTTCGGGAAAAGCGCGGTGGAAATTGCCTCATCTCTGTATGACGTTGCGTCCGCTTCTTTTCGTGGTTCTGACGCAATGATCGCGCTAAATCAATCTTTGCTTTCTGCACAGGCGGGAATGTCGGATGCTTCAGTGTCCACGGCTGCCACGGTGCGAATTTTGCGCTCGTGGTCACTTCCAGCGTCAGAAGCCGCTACGGTTTCAGACGTTTTTTTCAACACGATAAAACGAGGCATAACGACGTTCCCAGAACTGGCTCAACAAATTACGCAAGTAACGGCTGTTGCTGCGACTTCTGGAATTTCGTTCAAGGAAGTTGGAGCAACTCTGGCAAACTTAACAAGAAACGGCGTAAGAACTGAACAAGCCGTAACTGGACTTGCTGGACTATTTAGGTCGATTGTGGCACCTACCGAAGAAGGCAAAAAAGCCGTTGAGGCTCTTGGAATAAAGTGGGATGAGTCAACAATCCGATCAAAAGGATTTGTAAAGGTAATAAAAGAAATTGCTCCGTTGATTTTGAAAAATAAGGAAGCGTTCAAGAATCTTGTCGGTGATGTCCAAGCATTTAACGCAGCTCTAAAGCTTGCACAGTTTTCTAGCGAGCTAGACGAGGATTTAGCGTCGATGAACGAACGAGGTTCGGCTGCTTTGGCTGCTGCGCGCGTAGCCACGGGATTTAACCATCAGCTACAAGTATTTTGGAACAACTTTTTAAATATCGTTCGAAATATCGGGCAAATTCTTCTACCGCTTGTAGAACCAGCACTTGCAAAAGCGGTACAGTTTACTCAGACAATTGCACAACTTGCAAACTCAGACATTACAACGCTTTTAGCGAATATTGCAAAAGGATTTTGGAATATTTTTGCGCAGGTTTCGCAAGTTTTTGGCGAAGTTTTAATGACGGTTTTTTCGTTGTATTCAAAATATCGTAATGCTGTAATTGCTATTGTCGTGGGCACTTTCAACTCCGTTGGTCGTGTTCTTTTGAAATTCTTGGAGGCAATTCTAACGGAGTTTGGAATTTATTTGATCGAATTCACAAAAGCAATGGCTCCAATAATTTGGAACGGACTAAATTCTATTTTGAAAGAATTCTTGGCAGTCACCGATTTACTTTTCGAAAGATGGTTTGGGAAAATCTGGTACGACATGAAAAATGGCTTTGGTATGGTTTTTGAATTTTTAACAAAGCCGATGCAAATTTTTATGGATTCTATAAATTGGCTTTGGGAATGGGCTTTCGGAAAAGCCGAGGCGATCGAAAAGAAAGCAGGTGAAGAGGCAACTTCTTCAAAATTATTCGACGAATCTATTAAGAGGCTTACGGAACACGGGAAAGAGCTTTCAAAAACAATCTCGGACGTTCCAGAAAACTTTAAAACAGGATTTAACAAGGTTGCTGATTTAGACTTGAGTCAATTTTTGCCATCTCTAGGAAAAACAAACGACAAAGTTAGAGAGAAAATTTTCGAAGCAATGGGAGAAGTTGGAAAGGCTGCCATCGGAGCAGGAAACGCGCTTTTCGACAATCTTGGAACAAATCTTGATGAGCAAGCCAGAGGGATCGAAATATTGATTGCTGACCTGCAAAAACAGTACGAGACAGAAACAAAAACAGGAATGGAAGATCGGGCAGCGATCACGGCCCAATTTATTTCGCAAGAAAAAGAAAGATTGAGCCAGATAAATAGTCAGCTTTCCAAAAGTGATTTAAACGAAGCCTTGGAAAATCGTCAAAATCTTTATATAGAACTAGTTCGGGCGCAAAAAAGCCAAAGCATCGATACACAAAAAGCGATAATCGAGCAGATAAAAAACAACGAAGTTATCGTAAAAAAATTACAAACTGCATCGCTAAACGCCCAAAGCCAAGCATCACAGATTTCGCAGAACGCGCAAATTAATTCTATGGACGCGTTAAAGTCAAGGGCAATGGAACTTGTGAAGGCTGGACAAAAAGCAGGTGAGAGCCTTTCGAAATTAAACGAAGTTCTTGACGATGTTTTTGGTAGAAATGTTGAGCAAATAGCCGGAAAATATGGCGTTGGAAGAGAAACGGCAGCCTTGCGAGGAGTGACAAAAGACGTAATCGAAGCAAAAGCGGCTGGCTTCTCAAAAGAAGACCTTGATCTTATTGTTACTCGTGGCCTTATGCAAAAATCTGATTCTCTCACAAAGATTATAACTGCTTTCACAAAAACGAAGCAAAAATTAGAAGTCGATAATCTAAAAGAAATTGGAGTCTATGACGAAATTGTAAAGCTTCTAGATCGTGCGTCTGCTTTAGGACTTAGCGAAAAAGCGAGACAAGATTTATTGCAAAAAGCCGTATCGGAGCAAGCTTTTAAATCATTGGACAAAGATACTTTGCAGGACAAACAAACTCAGTTTGTTGACCAGGCAATAAAGCAATTTTCGGGAATCGAAGAGGAAAGAAAATTGCAAGAACGCTTCAATACTGCGCAGCTAAAGCTTGCAGACCTAACAAAAACAGCCGTTACAAGAAACCAGGTTTTTAAGCAAACCGTAGAAGAGTTGGAAAAAAAAGTTGTCGAAATTGAAAATTTACAGCGTCAGCAAGCACAAGTCCAAATGACTGGAAATAATCCGTAGGAGAAAATATATGGCAGCTCTTTATGTCTCAGGTGCCTTGTGGGGAAACGTTTTGAGCAGTGAACACAATCCAGAATTCCCTTGCATGGACACAAATTATAGGGAACTAACTTGGACTTTTTCATTTGTGAAATCATTCTCAAGTTTTAACGCAATGCTTACTTATGAAAAAACAACCATTCCAACGTATTTTTCGAGCAGGGAAAAAACAGTCACATACGGAGCCGCAACCGAAGATAATTGTGTCTTACAGAAGCTTGCACGAAAAAATATTCTAAGTCCATTGAATCAAGACGGTCTTTGCTATGCCGAATACGATGCAGTATTTACGAAAGAAGGATAGGAGCAACATATATGTTACTTTACATAGAAAATTATGAAAATTCGACAATACAAAGCATAAAGTACCCTATCCTATCCGGTGCCCCTAGTGAATGCTCGTTTGTAGCACGAAACGAAATTGATTTAAATACCTTTATTCGTGTTCTAGAAAATCCCCTCAATATACTTTTTGAGGGGTACGTTACGAAAAAGGCGCGCGCTAGAAGCAAAGATAAAACTGGCATTTACGAGTATACAGCGATTTGCAAATCATTTTACGAATACTCGCAAGTTGACAAAACCGTTTCAGATTATGGAGAAAAAGAAGATTATTTTTCTGGGAATGATGCCGAATACCAAAAATGGCTGTTGAGAGAAAATTTTACGTCTCACGTTACGTGGCCGCCTGTCGGTGATGACCCAATAGTTTTCGATGATCAAGACGCTTCCGATCCTTGTCCAGAAAATAAAATTTCGGTGGAAGATATTGAGGAAAATACGCTCCCGTCGCACGTAAAAATCGAAGTAAAAAAATATAGGGAAAAACGATTCCCATGTATTTCAGATTTCGACTATTCAATAATTCCAACGGCTGAAATGATCAAGACAAATCCAAAATTTTCGTCGTATGGACGGCAATTTAAAATCATGACACCTGCTACGCCAACGATACCATACACGGAAAAATTTTTAACTAATGCAAGTGTCGGAGGTTCAAAAGTTTTCTGCAAGGGGAAAACCGGACTAAAATATCCTAAATCTGATAATTTTTCTTTTTCCACTTCGATAAATCAAAAAAAAGATAGTAAAACACTCACAAAAAAGGGCGTTGGTGGAAGTCCAGACGTGCCAGGCACAGAAACAACGAAGAAAAATATAGCCTTCGCTGATACTCCTTTTTTCTTTGGCTTCGAGTTACCGCGTGTTACTGGAATCTACGGAACTGGCGACAATCAGAGTGAGCTATTTATTCGGGCCAGATATTTAGAGGAAATCGTAACATACTCATCGCCTCTTGCAGGTTGCAACGCTGTTGAGAGAATACCTGCAATAAATCATGTCGAAATCGAAGTGGCATACGACACAAAAGACACAACACACTATAGAGATTGGACTTTTGGAGGTGCCGAAGGGCTTTTGCATCCCACGGACGATCTAGGCGGTGGCGTGTGGCTTTCTGACTTGTCAGGCACGTATATCGAGGAGGAGGGGATAGAGAAAGGTACCGAATTAATTGCGTCGGCACTAAGTCACTACGAAGTATTGAGATATACAACGAATTTTGTATTCGCTGGAAATGATATGACTTACCGATCCAAGATTTCGTTCGAAGGAAAAGACATCCTCTTAGACTCAATAGAATGGACGTTTGGAATGAATCCGTCGGACAATCGAACAAAATATAATGGTGTGAGGCTTTATTATGGATACTCCCAGGCAGTCCAAGAAAAAAAGAAATGGATCAAAAAGCAGCAAGATCAACGTGACGAAAAACGCGAGCGAAACAAAACCATAGACGCTAAGACTCCAATTGGTTCAGTGAAAGAAACTTTTTTCGCAAAAATAGCGTGGAATTTCGATGACAATGGAAATGATACCTCGGAAGCTGAACTACTCACGAAAAACGACGATGGAACATGGACACCACGGGCGCAAGCTGTATATATTTCTTGGTACGATTCGAACATCCGATTTGATACAGCTGGCGATGACACGATTTTTGAAATTGAGAAAATAAAGTCTTCTGTTTCAAGACTTACGGACGAGGGCGTTTTTGTCCGAGATCTGTATCGCGTGATTCGATGCGTGGAAGATTCTGGAACAAAGATAACGTACTTCTACACCTTGAAGCAAAATTCGATCAATAACGAAGTAACTGGATGGTGTGTTGATGGCGATATTGATAATTTTTGGACTGATATTTACGAAAATTCAATCAATGCAGAATCTTATATAAAAACAACTTTTTTCAATAACATAGAAAACGTTACGAGAATCAATAAAATTAAGGGTTATATTCCGATGGACTGGGATTTGACAGGCGAAGAAGATTTCCAATATCTCGAAAAAAGTGGGCTCATGGCAAGCAAATTTGTTTTTGTTCCGTTTTTGCCCGTGCTAAAAGACAAAACAAATAAAATTTGGGAGTCTCTCCACACTAACGGAGCCGTTTCGATCGCAACGTACAAGAGAAAATAAAATATGGCTTCAATACAAGCCTAAGGTTGAACGCAAATTTAAAAAAGGATATAAAGTATGGCATGGCTAGAAAACTGCATGACGAAAGGAAGTCAGCCGATCATAATTGGTCAAACTCTGATACAACTTCCCGTTAATGAAGATTTCGGGATGGTCGGGGAAATAATTTCGTACGAAGCAGCAACAGGTAAAATTTCGTTCAAAAAAGTTTTTGACAAAGCGGCTACGCCTGAAACATTTTATGCTGTTGCTCGCTACCAAGGAAAAACAGGAATACCACTTGCAACCGAGGTTGTGGCTGGTTCTTACGCGATTTTCAAAAGGGTAGGAGTTGGAAATGTAAGCTTTACGGGCACACAACCAGCATTCCAACTAGATGACGACGAAGCGACAAATAAAGCATCTTTTGTATCTTTTTTTTTTCCGGAGGAGGAAGAGTAG